ATGGTAAGGAAAGCAGAAACTGATTTTTAGTATATGTATTATAAATTGACCTTAGGGCGTAAGTATTTTTTTAACAACAATTATTAACCGCTGATCTAACGACAGCATAAAACAAAGTGATATGAGTACACAATTTTTAGAAAGATTGTACAATCCGTACGATCTATTATTCCGCAACCTGTTTGATGCAGGAGCAACATTTACACCGGCTGGAGAAGCCAAACAACAATACCCAATTAATATATTTGAAGATGATCTAGGTCTAACTTTTGAGTTAGCTTGCACGGGCATTCCTAAGGATGCTATTGAAGTTAAATTAGAAGGAGATAGTATTACCTTTGCTTACGACAAAGCTAAGACACCAGATCCTGAAAGAAAATATATTCATAGAGGGATAGCAAAACGTTCTTTTAATTTAGCTTATAAATTAGGAACTAAATTTAACCCAAGTAAGGCATCAGCTAAATTTAATGATGGATTGTTAATAGTAACAGTTCCATTTGCAAAAGAGTCATTGCCAAAAGTTTTGAAAATTAATTAAAAGTAACCAATAAAGTTCGCCCTATAGGTTGGTTTACCAAATTATTTTTCGTATATTTACGTAAATAAAAAATAAAGTTATATGCAAACAATCAAAGACCCATCATTAGAACCCTATTACATAGGTAGAGACTCACATTGTTATACAGTGTATGAAGTAATTACACCTGATTCTGATAGATTAAGAACAAAATCTAGTAAAGGTGAAGACTATGAAAAACCAGTAGCACATTATTCCAAGTTTGGAAGTGCCTTAAATAAGATAGCAGAATGTCAATTACATAGTAGTAAAGAAAAATTTGATAGTGTATCAAAATATCTTGATAGGTGGGATGAATTAAAAAATAAATTAGAAAAATTAATAAATTATAAAGGATTATGAATTTAGAAGCATTATTTAATGCGGTTATCGTTAAACCGATTGAACAAAACGAAGAAATGTATGGATCAATTGTAGTACCAGATATGGGGAAAGATAGAAATGAACATGGTGTTGTAGTTTCAGTTGGACCTGGTCAATATACACATATGGGGCATTTTATAGAATCTCAAATTAAAGTGGGGGATGAAGTAGTTTTACCTACTCAAGGATTTACTAAAGTAGAACATAATGGGGAAGAATTTTATGTTGGCCCAGAAAACCAAGTATTAGCTAAAGTTAAATCAACAGTTGAAGAGGTATTAGCTGAAACAGAAGTAACACCTGAAGAAGAAAAAGCAATTAATGATATTAAAATAGAAGACAATGAGTAAATTAATAAAGTTTGGCCCTGAAGGAAGGGAAAAAATGGTAAAAGGTATTGATACTTTAGCAGATGCAGTAGTATCAACATTAGGACCTAATGGTAGAAATGTTGCTATTCAGCAAGATCATAATCAAGTTCAATCAACTAAAGATGGTGTAACAGTAGCTAAGCATATTGGATTAAAAGACCCATTTGAACAATTAGGAGTTAATTTGATTCAAAATGCATCAATAAAAACAGCAGATAAAGCAGGTGATGGGACTACAACATCAACTTTATTGGCTAGAGAAATGATTAAACAAGGATTACAACATTTAAATAATGGAGCTAATGCAGTAGATATTAAGAAAGGTATTGAAGCAGCTGTAAAAGAAGTTGTTAAAACGTTACAAACATCAATTTCAGAAGATATTTCATCTGAGGGTCAATTAGAACAAGTAGCAACTATTTCATCTAATAATGATCAGGAAGTAGGAAAATTAATATCAACAGCTATAGAAAAAGTAGGTGTTGAAGGTATTGTACATATTGAAGAAAGTAAATCAGGAGATACATTTTTAGAAACAGTTGAAGGAATGCAGTTTGATAGAGGATTTAAATCTCCTTATTTTGTAACTGATAATAATACAATGACAAGTACTTTAAGTGATGTAAGTATTTTAATAGCAGATCATAAATTTACTAATGTAAAAGAATTGCTCCCGGTTTTAGAAGGTGTAGCAAAACAAGGAAAATCATTATTAATAATAGCAGAAGATATTGATCATGAGGCTTTAGCTACTTTAATTGTTAACAAACAAAGAGGTACATTAAGTGTATGTGCAGTTAAAGCACCCGATTTTGGAGATAGAAGGAAATTAATTTTAGAAGATATTGCTATAATGACTGGTGGTCAAGTATTTGATAAGTCAAAAGGAATGAAGTTAGATAAATTTTCTTGGGATTGGTTTGGTGAAGCTAGAACAGCAACTATAGGTAAAGATAAAACTACTTTAATTGATGGGAAAGGTGATGAAGAAGCTATAGATAATAGAGCAAATGAATTAGTTAATCAAGTTGAAGGAGCTGAAAGTGAATTTGAACGTGAACAATTACAAAGTAGATTAGCTAAAATATGTGGAGGTGTTTCAATTATTCATGTTGGTGGTCTTAATGAAACTGAAATGAATGAGAAAAAAGATAGAGTTGATGATGCCTTACATGCTACTAAAGCAGCACAAGAAGAAGGAATTGTTCCTGGGGGAGGTGCAGCTTTATTATATGCTAGAGAATCTATAACTAAAGATAATATTGGTGCAGAAATAGTTTATACATCATGTGGTAAACCATTTGAACAAATACTTATAAACGCGGGACATGATTCAGTACAATCTCAAATGTTAGGTAGATATAAATTAGTTGAGAGCGGGAATAATACATGGGCTGGTTATAATATTAAGACTGATGAAGTAGTTGATATGAAAGAAGCTGGTATTATTGATCCAACTAAAGTAACTAGAGTAGCATTAGAAAATGCAGCTTCAGTAGCAGGTACAGTATTACTTACAGAATGTATAGTAGTAAATGAACCTGTAGATCCTAAAAAACAAGTATATCCTACTTTAACTGAAACTTTAGAAGCATATTTACACAAAACTGGATTTAAAGGTGAATATAGATTAGATCCTATGGGAAGTAAATTATATGCAATTCATGCAACTGAAGAAGAAGTAAAACCAAAAGAAGAAAAAATGTATTCTTTATATGGTGAATTTAGGCAAGGAGTTTAAGCTTGGAAAATTAAATAATATTTTGTATATTTAGGTTATGAAAGATCACGGATTATTAGTAGAAAAATATCGCCCTACAAACATAGATAATTATGTAGGTAATGAAAGTATTAAAAAATCAATATCAAATTATATTAGTCAAAATGATATTCAAAATTTAATATTTTATGGACCAGCAGGAACTGGAAAAACAACACTAGCTAAATTAATAGTAAAAAACATAGAGTGCGATCACATCTATATTAATGCTTCTGATGAAAGAGGTATTGAAACTATTAGAGATAAAGTATCAGGTTTTGCTAGCGTAATGTCATTTAAACCCCTCAAGGTTGTTATATTAGATGAAGCAGATTTTCTAACTATACAAGCACAAGCATCTTTAAGGAATGTAATTGAAACGTTTTCAAGAACTACACGTTTTATTTTAACTTGCAATTTTATTGAACGTATTATAGATCCTTTACAGTCAAGATGTCAAACATTAAAAATAATACCTCCAAGTAAATTAGACGTAGTAAATCATTTGATGAAAGTTATACAGAAAGAAGGTATAAAATGTAGTGTAAGTGACTTAGAAACAATTACTAATAATAACTACCCTGACGTTCGTAAGATGCTTAATACAATACAAGTATCTACGCAAGGTAACCACTTAAAATTAGATAAAGATGCATTAGTTTCTAATAACTATATGAGTAAAGTAGTAAAAGAATTATCTAAATCATCTCCTAAATTTAACGAAATAAGACAAATAATAGCTAACGCTAATGTTAAAGATTTTGAAGTATTTTATCGATTTTTATTTGATAATGCTTCGGATTTTGCTCCTGGAAAAGAAGGCACAGTAGCAATACATATAAATGAATACAGCTTTCAGTCTAATTTTAGGATTGATAAAGAAATAAACTGTATGGCCTTAATAAAACAATTAATTAATATTTAAATTTAAAAAAATGAGTAACAACCCAGTAGGACAACCAAACGTAAAGTTAGAAGATACAACTTCATTTACAACACCAGAAGGAAATAAAATTTTTCAACAAGGTGTATTAATACGTAGTGTATCAAAATTTGTAGCAGGAACTGATGAAGATGCGGTTATGCCAATCCCAGTATTTTTCTGTCCAGATACTAAAAAAATAGTAGGATTAACATTACCACCTGAAATTAGAGATGAGTATAAAGATGATTTAATTTAAGAAATATGCATCATGAACCCATGCATTTTATATATGAGACTAAAACCCTCCACTCTGAGTTATTTATTGGAAAAAGATGGTTAGAAATAGGATCTGGAAATTGTTTCCCAAAAGCTAAATCTCATTCCAAAGATTGTGAATGGGTTGGAGTTGATATAGAAAAAGGTGATGGTGTTGACGTTGTATCTTTAGGACATCTTTATAAGAGTAACCAATTATTTGATGTAGTATGTGCTTTTGAAGTATTTGAACATGATCCTTATATTGATTTAACAGTTACTAATATGATAGAACATTTAAAACCAGGTGGATTATTTATGATGACCTGTGCATATTTAGGAAGAAAAGAACATGGTACTTCAAGATCACACCCAGTAGCAATGCCTTTTACACAAGAAATGGATCGTTGGAAGGATTTTTATAGAAACAGAACTCCTGGGGATTTTAGAAGTATACCTATGTTTAAAGAATTAATAAATGGGTATTGGGTAATAAATGAACTTTCAAAAGATCTCTATTATAGAGGGTGGAAAAGATAGAATATATGACAGTATTTGATTGGTTAAATGAAATAACAGTTAAGAAAACATCACCTAATGATTTTTCACAAAGTAATTGGGATGATTGGAATTCTTACATGGTACATAGATTTTTATCTATGAATATTAGTTATATTGATATAGTCAATTATGTACAAAATATAAATCCTCAAAATAAAAAAGAAATTTATACTATTTATAGAGAAATGATTCCTCAAAGAAAAGTATGGAATAAATATATTAAGAACCAAAATAAAAAAGATTCAAAAGAACTATCCAATATCATTGCTAGTAAATTATCCATTGGAAGTGATGAAGCTAGTTCGTATATTCCCATATTGGGAAAAGAGGGAATTACCGAAGTACTTGGTGATTTAGGTTTTGAAAAAAAAGAAATTAAAAAATTAATAAAAACAATATGAACTTACAAGTATACAAATTTTTAAAAGCATCAGCAGAAGCTGATAAGGCAAAAGCATTAGCTAGTATTAACCTACTAACAAACCATCCAGCAGGTATAGGTGACCATTCAACTAAAGATTATTGGGATAACTGTGATGAAGCATTAAGATTATTAGCATCAGCAGATGAAAGACTAGAAGTACTAGAAAAATATTTTAATAATAAAGGACAAGTAAATGGGTGATTCAATATCTAAGTATTTTGAGAATGTAGGTCATTTTGGTAATAACGCAAAAGAAATAGAAAAAGTTATGAGTGATAGAGAAATTATGAATGCAAAAAATGGAAAATCAACACCTGATTTAAATTCAACACCAGTAGAAATTTTTGAACATGAATATCCAGAATTAGCAGATGAATTTATCCAAATCCAAAAAGAAATGTATGAGATGTTTGCTCGTAAACATATGGATTATGGTTTAAATAATATTGCTTTAGGTGGTGATGTATTAAATAATAAGGATGATAAAAAATTCTCATTAACAGGATTATGTATTAGACTTACAGATAAAATTTCACGTCTTAAAAATTTATTAATTAATGGTCGATCATTTGTTCAAGGTGAAGGTATGGAAGATACATTTATTGATATTGCCAATTATGGAATAATCGGTCTTTTAGTAGGTCGAGATAAATGGAAAAAATAGTTTGGGTAAAAAGAAAGTACCAATTATAGTAAGGGAGATTAGAAATAATCCCCCTTCACCAGTTAATTTTGCAGTTGAGAAAAATATATCTTACTCTCAATTGTCAATGTTTACTCAATGTCCTAAAAAATGGTCGTTACAATATAGAGATGGCCATAAAACTAGTGAACAAAGTATTCATATGACATTTGGTACAGCATTACATGAAGTTTTGCAACATTATTTAGATGTAATGTATGAAAAAAGTGGAGCAGCAGCTGATAGAATTGATATTGAAGAATTATTTGAAGATACTTTAAGGAAATGTTATGGTGAAGATTATAAAAAAAACAAAAATCAACATTTTAGTTCCCCAACTGAATTAAGAGAGTTTTTTGAGGATGGTAAAGAAATCTTAAATTTTATTAGAAAAAAACGAAGTTTATATTTTAGTAAAAAAGGATGGCATTTAGTTGGTTGTGAAGTACCAATTGTTATGGCGCCTAATTTACGTCTTAACCGCGTAAAATACATGGGTTATTTAGATGTTGTAATGTACCATGAACCAACAAATACATTTAAAATTATCGATATAAAAACTAGTACTAAAGGTTGGAATAAATGGAATAAAAAAGATGAAAGTAAACAATTTCAATTAATATTATATAAATACTTTTTTAGTAAACAGTATAATATACCATTAGAAAACATTGAAATAGAATTCTTTATAGTTAGAAGAAAAGTTTATGTAGATGGCGATTATCCTCAAAAACGAGTACAACAATTCTACCCGGCTTCTGGTAAAGTAAAATTAAATAAAGCAACAAAAAACTTAAATGAATTTATAAGTAAAGCTTTTAATTTGGATGGGTCATATAAAGATACTATATTTAGGTCAAATCCAAGTAAATGGAATTGTACATTTTGTCCTTTTAAAGAAAATACAGAACTATGCAATGCTATTGGTAAGAATTTATAATCTGCATATATGTATAGACAAATATAAATAAAAATAAAAATTATGGCAAGTTCAAAAGAAATGACACTAACAAGTGTAAAAGTAAAAAGTGATTTATTCGAAAATTTTAAAATTGAATGTGTAAAACGTAAATTTAGTTTCCAAAAACTAGCAGATCGTTCATTATACTTATATTTAACAAATGAAGATTTTAGAAAACAAATTAATTCACAAGTAAAACTAGATCTAGAAGATTAATTAATTAAAAATAGTTATTAAATGAAAGAGGGTTATATTAAAAAAGAAGATAGAAAAAAAATTCTATTATTAACAGATGATATTAGGGTTCACTCAGGAGTTGCTAATGTAGGTAGAGAAATAGTAACA